GTATTGGAGCAAAGCTACCGCGTCCCTGCGGCCATTCACGCACTGGCTGAGAAAATAGCTTCACGAATACAAAACCGTTTCCCAAAGGTGTACCGCCCTCGGCAGGAGCAGGGGCAGATTTACCGGGTGCCCGACATTCGCTCAATAGACATGTCAGAAGGTGGCTGGCTGATCATGGCGCAAGCACGGTTTATGCTTTACCCCATAGAACAAGAATTAAAAAACGGGGGCTATCTGTTTGAACGACAAAACGGGGGCCGATCCATTCCGCAAAAAATGTCCTTAGCCATCAATGGATGGGAAGGTTTGCGGAAAGGCCGTGCCGTGACCACGGGCACCGCGCAAGCCATCTACTCATACATGTCAGGAAATGGCGTCCGGGTCAAGCGCGGGCACAAAACCATCAACGCCGACGATAACCAAATGTTTGAACTTGGGGAGTTACAAGAACATTTCGGTCTATTGGCCACGGATGAGATGATCTGGCATGAGGCAATGGATAAAATACCTGACGGGGATCGAGCCTACATCACGGCACTTCTACGCCGGGGCGAAAAATTCAACGCCAAGCCCCGCATTCGACTGTCCACGATCCACGGGACAAAGGGCGGCGAGGCACAAAACGTTGTAATCCTTCCGGATCTGACTGCGGCGGCGCTTGAGTCGTCAGGGGACGATCTTCACCGCGTCTTTTACGTGGGGGTGACGCGGGCACTTCAAAACCTCTACATCCTAGAACCAGAAGATTATTTGAGGGCTTACGCTTTATGAAACAAAAAACCGAAATGAGTTACATATCTTGTCCAAAATGCGCGGCAAAGGCAGAAGAGATTATTAACGCAGGAGAAAATAAACGTATAGGCTGGTGGTGCCGCGCATGTGATTATTTTCATAAGGCAATTTTGCGCGAGCGTAAGGTGGCCTAATGACAACCGGCAAACTGCAAATGGCCATGTTCCCGCCAAAGAGCGATTGGGTGCCTCCGGTGGAGTTGCCCAATATCTTTGACGCCGAAGAAATCGCCATCGACGTGGAAACACGGGACCCGAATCTGAAACAGAAAGGACCCGGCTGGCCCACAAAGGATGGTGAAGTGGTGGGTTACGCCATAGCAGTGCCGGGTTGGAAATGCTACATCCCCGTCGGTCATGCTGGCGGGGGTAACCTTGACAAGCGCATCGTCAGTAAATGGCTCAAGAAAGTATTTGAATGCCCTGCTGACAAGATCATGCACAACGCCCAGTACGATCTGGGCTGGATACGGGCGGAGGGCTTTGAGGTTAAAGGGCGCGTTATCGATACAATGATTACCGCTAGCTTGATTGACGAAAACCGCTTTAGCTACAGCCTTAACGCTCTCTGCTACGACCACCTCGGCAAAACCAAATCAGAAAAGACACTGGTAGAGGCCGCCAAAGAGTTTGGCGTAGACCCAAAAGGCGAGATGTGGAAGCTACCCGCCATGTACGTCGGCCCCTATGCCGAAACAGACGCGGAGATTACGCTGGAGCTTTGGGGACACTTTAAGACGTTGTTGAATCGTGAGGAGCTTTGGGATGTGTGGCGGCTTGAGATTGCACTCCTGCCGCACCTTGTGGACATGACTATGCGGGGCATCCGGGTAGACATCGACCGCGCCGAACGGACCAAGCAAATCCTGATGAAGCAGGAAAAAGAGACGATCAAACAGATCAAATCGTTGGCAGGCATGGACGTGGAGATCTGGGCCGCGCAATCCATAGCCAAGGCCTTTGACAAACTAAGCATCCCCTATCCGCGCACGGAAAAGGGATCACCCAGCTTTACCAAATCGTTTCTGTCTGAGCATAGCCATGAGCTTGCAAAGCACATTGTTAAAGCGCGCAACCTGAACAAGACCAGTGGCTCATTCATCGACGGTATCCTGAAATATGTTCACGATGGAAGAATCCACAGTCATATCAATCAGTTACGGTCTGACGATGGCGGCACTGTTTCGGGCCGCATCTCCATGAACTCGCCCAACCTACAACAAATCCCGGCCCGCGACCCAGAGCTAGGCCCCATGATCCGTTCGCTATTCCTACCAGAAGAAGGCCAGCAGTGGGCGGCCATAGATTTCTCTCAGCAGGAACCACGGATCTTGGTTCACTTCGCAAAGAACTACGGAGACTATAAAAATATGCCCATGGAGGGCGTAGAAAGCTTCGTGGACGGCTACCGCAACAACCCGGACATGGACTTCCACAGCATGGTCAGCGAGATGGCAGGCATCCCACGTAAGCAAGCTAAAGTGATCAACCTCGGCATGATGTACGGCATGGGAGTTAACAAGCTTTCGGACCAACTAGATCTGACTGTGGACGAAGCAAAAGCCCTAACACAGCAGTATCACAAGCGCGTACCGTTTGTGAGGGGCCTGATGAAAGGCGTACAAAACAAGCTTGACGACCCACGGTCCTCGGGCAGTTTGCGTTCACTGCGCGGCAGAAAGTGCCGCTTTGATCTGTGGGAGCCTAACAGTTTTGAAATGCACAAGGCGCTTCCTCGCGAAGAAGCAATCGCGACCCACGGCCCAACGACCAGTTTGCGGCGGGCGTACACTTATAAGGCGTTGAACAGGCTGATACAGGCTTCTGCCGCAGATATGACCAAGCAGGCGATGGTAGACGTTTGTGAGGCGGGTTTTATTCCCATGTTGCAGGTACACGACGAACTGGCCTTTTCTGTAGACGGGCCGGAACAAGCCAGAGAACTTGCTGAGATCATGGAGAATGCGGTGCCGCTACAGGTTCCGAACAAGTGTGACGTAGAGGTAGGCCCAAGCTGGGGAGAATGCGAGGATCTTAACAATGACGAAGGTTAGAACCGCCGCAAAGGTAGGATCAATTTACTACGACATGGATACCGGGGAAGGCTTTGTAGTATTGAACGAGCGATGGTACGTCATCTTTAGCGATAACACCGAAGAAGAGATCAACGTGATTTTGGACGTGCGTCGCGACATGGATGACTTCTATAAGCAAGTTCACGATGAGCTTGATTGAAGCTACGACCATCCGTATACTCTCCCATACCAAACTAGGAGAAGTGTGATGGACACTACCAAATGGAAATCCGTGCTGTTGCCGCGCGACGTTTATGAAGAGCTTGTAGTGATTGCTCGCGTTGAAGGGCGTACAATTAGTGGACAGCTTCGTTATATACATGAGGGCTGGAAGATGGCAAATTTATCAGACGGCGATCAGGAATATATTGCGGAGCAGGTAGATTCATTTAAGAAGGAGAATGGCGTAGATCTTACGTCTAAGAGTTTTTCAATATGAGTCAGTTCACAACCATGCAGGCGGAGTTTGACAAGGCGCTGAAGAAGCTTGAAAAAGCTTATGAAAGCGGCGAGAAGATCGACCGGTCAGACTTCGACAAACTGCATATTTGGCATGAGTTTCTCAAAACCAAGTTAGACGCGGAACGAGAAAAAAATGCCAGAGAACTCAGATAACGTTAACTGCCCTGCCCACTATAACCAAGGTGGGATTGAGTGCATCGACGCTATTAAAGCCAGCTTGACCGCCGAGGGGTTTCAGGCTTATCTCAAGGCGTCTTCAATGAAATACCTTTGGCGTTACGAACACAAGAACGCGCCTGTAGAAGATTTAAGGAAAGCCCAATGGTTTCTGGATCGCTTAATAAAAGAACTGGTCAATGGTGGTTTGGAATAGCTTCAGATGAAGTGAAGATTGCCATAGAAGCCGCACATCAAATGGCCGACCGTTTCCAAAAGCCCATTGCAATTCAATCTGACTTGTCTGTTGTCTTCGCAGATAAAGCCGAAAAAGAAGTGCTTGAAATCGTTAGACCATAGTGCTAATTTGAGGGCGTGACATGTTCTTCATGACGTGTCACTCCTAAAACGTTTGATTAGGGTTGATGTTAGACTCCCAAAGTGAACATGTTACAACCCGGCCCCGCGCAATGCGGGGCTTTTTTTTGCGCTACCGCTTTTCATATGTTACTTTATCCAACTAATCCAGATGGGGCGCATACGTGGAATTAATCGACGCGATTGATATCAGCACGGTGAAGACTTACAAAAGCGAACGTCGGTGCTACATCGGCGCAAGCAACGTAGGCAACCCGTGCCACGCCTTTCTTCAATACAGCCTGCGCGGCTACCCGCAAAACCCCCCACCTCCCGCAGTCATGCGGATCTTTTCACTGGGCCACCAGCTAGAAGAAGTGGTGGTGCATGACATGAAGATGGCGGGCGTGAATGTGGTAGAGGTGGACCCAAAGACCCAGCAACAATGGACGTACACGGCGCTTGGCGGTCACCTACGCGGCCACGCCGACGGCATCATCTACAACGGCGATAGAATTCAGGTGCTTGAAATAAAGTCCATGAACGATAAGAAATGGCGCATGTTCAAAAATCAAGGCATCTTTACCAGCCACCCTATTTACTACGACCAGATGCAACTCCTCATGGGGTTGTCCGACCTCAAATCAGCATGGATGGTGGCGTACAACAAAAACACCTCCGTGTACCACGCACAGAACGTCCCGTTTAACGAACCACGGTTCAAGGACCTGATGCGTAAAGCCCTATCCGTGGTCCGTGGCTTATCCACTACCCGCATCTCAGATACCCCTGATTGCTTTGAATGCAGGTACTGTAACTACAAGCCACACTGCTGGCCGAGTGGTGAGCAACCCTTGCCACTGGCCGTCGAATGCCGGACCTGTCGTCACGCCAAACCGACAGCGAAACGACGGTGGTTTTGTACGCTACACAAGTCACGGGCCACGGACCCCTGTTCACAATGGTCAAAGCTACAGCCAGAGGAGGCTTCTCATGACTAACAAAAAACGCCGCGCCCGTGGCAAAGACGGACGATTCCTAGCGGACAACCCCGAAACCAAAGACGTTAACGAAGCGTGGGAACAGCCGCAGAACGCTAGCGTGTCCATAACCGCGCCCGACGCCGCAAAAGGCGACTCCTCGAAAAAACTGCACAGAATCGTAGAACCTGAGAAAAAATTAATGACTTGGAACGGATATTTAGCGTTATTTGTACTTTTATTAATCATGTCCTTGATAGGATTGACTTAATCAAGTATACCTACCTCCACTCGCATGTGGGGGCAGGCGGTTGCAACGGCTTACTTGCAAGCTTTGTAAGAAAAGAAAGCTAATAAAAAATTTTGGCGCTCGCTACCATACTGGTACATATCAGCGTGGGCGGCCCGTTTGTGCCGAGTGTGACGCCAAGATTCAAGTCGATTCCGTCTACAAAAGCCCCCGCAACTACATCTCCTCCCGCTTCCGAGACATGCGGCAACGCGTTAAGAAAAACGGCGGCGAACTTCCCGAAGAAATAGATGTCGATTTCTTAATGGGTATTTACCAAGAGCAAAAAGGAATGTGCGCCGTGTCCGGCCTGCCTATGACATGGATGCACGAAGGCCTGTACTCGAACCACGGCGCACGGCGCGGGACCAACATTTCTATCGACAGGATTGATTCAGAGCGGGGCTATGTACCAGACAACATTCGTCTGGTGTGTGACCGGGTTAACAAGATGAAATCCAACATGACGGACGGCGACCTTTATTTTTGGTGCGCCGTCCTAACCAAAGCGTTTAATTCCCCATAAAGTAACAGGCCAGCGCCGCAAACGCCACGCAACATAAGGGCACCATATACTCCGGTAAATCATTCACTTTTTATTTTTCTCGCCGCTTCTTCAATCAACTCAAGGCGGCTAGCATAGAACGACTCATCCCGCTTTTCTATCTCCGGCTCGACTTCCTCAAACTCCAGTTCCGCCTCTTCTTCCAAGTCGTCCAGTACATCTTCCCAATCGTCTTCTTCTCTACCCATGACCATTCCACTCCTCCACACTGGTCACCCAATCCATAGGTATTGCAATCTCTGCGTCACCCTCTTCAACCTGACCATCGTCATTTAACAAAACGTGCGGGCACAGCAAAAGACGCCGTTCGTCCTGATGAAGTATCACACCACACGACATTACCTCCGCCTCTCGTGTTTCTTTCATCTCTTCAACCGAACGCCAACCACTACGCGTCCCGCCACACGCATCACGCCACCGAACCAAAAAAAGTCTTGGCATCATATCTTTATTCCCCCGATATAAGATAGAGTTCGTTTTTGTATTGAAGTAGACTA